GATTGCACGGCATGTCTTGCGGTCCGTATAGCACATGCTTTCCTTCAGGACGCTATCCATGCCCATCTGAATAATCTTGTTCTGGTACAGGTTGGCAACTTCCATTCCGTATACCTTCTTATCCAGCTCACAGAACTTGGCGGAGTAGCGTTCATTGAGTGTGTCGTAAAGGTCACGCTGTCCCTTGTACAAGCCGAATGCAGCTGTGTTCAGCTTGTCATTCATGTTGTCGTAGAGATCACGGGAAACCTTGTAATTTCCGAAGTCACCGTCTACCTGTGACTTGTAGAGCTGCCATTTCTCGTTAATGTCTATCTCGCGATGTGCGTACATCTGTTCCTGAGTGTTGACCTTAAGCCCCCAAATGGTATTGGTCAAACTCAAAGCTTCCTCACATCCCTTCTCCCACGCCTGGAATGCCGTAGGAGCCACACCCGAACGTCCGGCAATGGCATCGCTGACCGTATTGATGTTTACATTTTCCGGCATACCGCCACCGCCACCAAAAATGCGACCTCCGCGACCCCATAATGCGGCTGCACCCAGAGCCGTACCGATAATACCGGTAGTCAATGCTGCGTTACCCACGCCCTTAGAAGCATATTCCTTACGATCTTCGCCATGGACATACTCCTTTTCTTTGATTACTTGTTTTACTTCTGCTTCCATAATAACTTGTATTTTGTATTGCAGCCCTTCGTTGGGCTACATGCAAAGGAAGCCATAATTCAGCGGCAAATGAAATACTTGCTTGCAATATACTTGCTGATTACTTGCCAATTGCTTGCCACAATCCACTTGCTTAATTTTGCCCTGTTAGAGCGGATATAGGATACACCCTGCCTGGTCCTGTGTATGACCCTGCCAATCTCCTCATCGGTCATCATCTTGGATAACGCCATTACAAGGAGGTATCGGGCATCGGCACACTCTTCGCGGTTGCTATGCAATATGTCAGCCTCATCAATACCTGTAACATTACATACCGTAATTATGATATCCTGATATAATTCCTCTATTCTCATCGATACTTTTTTTAAAGATTGGAAAACAAAACACCCAAAACCTTGTTACAACTTAAGAAAGCCGTAAACAATGCCTTGGGTGTTTATCTCCTGTCGACTGTCAATCATTAAGGAGGACGGCTTTCTTTTCATTCTAAGCCGTAAAAGAACTGCTTTTGTTATTACTACGCTTCTACTCGTAGTATTGCGAGAATAATTCCCGATATGATGTCTTATTTCATTTCACCCTCCCTTCTGATAAAGATTAATAATTCCGTCACGACCAATACCGGTAATCTTCCTATGATACCATATTAGTTCCACCCATTCCGTTTCCATGTGGGCAAAACACCTTTTTGCCTGATTTGCAATGTATTTGTATCGCATCAGCTGTATCAGAATACCCCAATGCAGTTGCTACGTCTTTTGCGCAAAACAAAGGCTCTTCATTCGTCCAGGCTACTCTCACTTCGCCAAAAACCTCATTCTTGAAAATCTGAATATCGTCCATATTATACGTTTTACCAAATTCTATAACTTAATCCAACCACGACAGCCGGTGATAGCCCATCCTTGCCAAATCCATAGCCGGCAGTGATTGACATACCCCATCTACGAGGTTTTACTTTCATCACATGATGGATATCATTAGTAACCGTGACAGTCTTAGGATACACCTTCAAACTGTCCAAGTTCGGGTTATAACCACTGACATAAGCCGTATAGTTACTGTCCCGGTATATCTTCTGCTCGACAGGGAGCACCGTATCACCTACATGGATAGTATCGCCCGTGTGCCAGCAAATCAAAGGAGTAGGAAGGTAGTAGGGAACCGTATCCCTTCTTATCACAAGGCTTGAGCTGAATACCGTATCCGTTCTTGCCTCTATAACTGCTTCGGGGGATGGCTTTGCGAACCATCCTAAACCGAAAGCGAGTACAATCAGTAATATGTAAGGAAGCCATTTCATTTCAACTTGTTTTTAGCTTGCAACATTAACATACAACCCTACCAAGCTGCTTAAGTCATGGGTCAATGCCTGACCGCTGTCCCTTGTGCAGATATACAATACATCATTCTGAGTATAGTACTTATTTTTGAATATCTCCATAGGAGGTGTATAGGGTATAGGGTCATCCTTGGTGCCTGATGCGGTCTCTACAACCACTTCGTAGAGTGCTGCCGTAGCCATGCCGGGATATTGGCTTTCCAAAACCATAGGGATATCTTGCCGGACCTTATACAGGTGTTCCTTGTAATTAACCTTATCCCCCTTGGATAAGGATTCGTCTATGAATTCCGCCCAATCGGGATACAGCGATTTAACTTTCAAAGATTCGCTGTCTGTCAGGCTCAATGTCTGTATCTGTTTTTTGGCGGATTCCACCATGTTTTGTGCAGATGCAGCCAATATGTAATCAGCACTATAAGGTTGCGGTTCGTGATTCCATTCTTCCGATTCCATGATTTGTACAAATTCGGGGTCATCCATTCTGTAGGTGGGGAAGGAGTCCCTTGGGAAGAGGTTAACGAATTCCTCATGCAGCACTACTTTCGTACCGTCTGCGTTGCTTCGCATTGCCGGAAGTGCCAACAGTCCATGTTGGGTCAGCCATTCCACTGTAACGATTGTATATCTCATTGTCCAATTATATTAGTTAATACATAATCAATTAATTCTTGCTCTGTGAATCCGTCTGCCTCTGTTGGTATGGAGTCGAAGGCTATGGAGTTGTAGAAGGCACATTTCATTCTTAAACCACCTCCCCTTATCCTAAAGAAATTAGGAGATAATGAGTTGGTTTCATTTACTTCTGAATTTACTATCGTTATGATTTGTTTCTCGTTTTGAAGCTCATTGGAAGTTTTACTTTCATTCAATACGCCGTTAATATAAGTTTTTCCTTTAGTATTATAGGCATTATAAGCAACCTTATTACTTTCAGTAACTACTGCAAAAAAATGCCAATCTGATGTAAATCTTTGATCATATATAGCGACTCCGAGCATCATCGGATTAACCGTCATAAACAGCATCTTCACTCCACTACTCAGATTCTCTACCAATCCATAATCATCTACACCATCTGTCACTAATGCACCGGGATATTCGGGTATCTGAGTAATGGTGATGTCTGTGGAGTAGGGTTGATCGGAGATAATGACCACATAACCATATCCCGGGTTATCGCTATTAGTCGTATCAAAGGCTATGTCGTTAACACCATTGGTTAACTCAATTCTTGTATTTTCATTATTATATTGAGCCAAATAAACCTTATTGCCTTCTTGTATCCCTTCTATGTTCCATTTTAAATATAGGATTTTATTGACCTTGTTTTTAACCCTGTAAAGTCCGAAGTCTGTAGATTTTTGTGTGGGTTTACCTTCTATTGAGTAATAAGATAGGTGACTCCATTTTATATTAATATTGTTAGAAACAGTCTCAAACGTTTCATTCTTATACCCACCTACACCATTCATCATGTCGAAGAGAAAGTTGTTTAACTTCATTCTCCTTCCTTTACCCGACAAGTCCTGCAAGTAAGCAGACTCCTTCAATGTTTCGTTGGTCGCACCTTGCTTCTTTACGTCATAGTAAAAAACAACATGCTCTCTTATCCATTGAGGGATAGGGGAAGGCTTAGAACCACCGCCACCCGAACGGATTTCGCCAATGTGATTCAGTGCGATTGTATTCAACCGCACCGAATTTAAAGATATTGTGTTAACCTTCATATCACTCCAAAATTAATGCCTTGACAGGCTTAACATTGCACTGAATCTTGATATGCTGCTCACCAATGACACCTTCGATGTTCTTCTGCCAAACCGACCCAACACCGTAATCGACATCAAACGCCACCCAATTCTCACCGTCCAAACTCTGATACAATACCACCTTGGACGGATGTGCATCGAATACCAATTGCAAACCAAATGTAGACGCAGCAGGCTGAAACTTATACTCCTGATTGGAGCCGGATGCTGCAAAATTGCCGGTTATATCCTTTAATGCCATAATTGTAGATTTTATAAACTTAATACCTGTTTCCGATTCTTACCATCTTCCCTAAAGCTTACATGTACCCATGCGAAGTTGCTCTCATCAATCAACTGGTCATAAGGCAGGTTCTTGCGGATATACTCAAACAACAGCTTATTCTGCTGTCTGTCTCCCGTATCGATATCGGCTGCTTCACCCTTCATGTGCTGAGAGGACTTGCTTCCCTTGACAGCTTTATTCAGCTCCGGGCAGCGATAACCGCTGTTTACTGTTATAGGCTTTCCCCACCATGTGCGCAATGGGTCCAGCACGTTATCCACCAAGGCAGTAAGAGCCGTTACATGCTCCTGTCTGCATCTGTTGTTGATGCCCAAGCGGTCGGCAGTCGTGGACTTGCACAGCTCCGCAATCGTAAAAAACTTCATTTCTTTTCCTCCTTAATTACTTCTTTAATATCTTCTTTGTCAACTTTTAATGTCTTGCCGAAAATCAGCCTGAACGCTTCGACAATATTCAGCTCGATTCCCTTCGGCTTAAGTATGTTGCTGATAATCGAGCACATCTCAAGAAAACATACCATCAGGCAGGAATACACATCGATGTCGTAACGGCTACCCGATGCCTTGTTTATCATCACCACCATGAAAACAAAGCTGAAGTATGTAACCATCTTGCCCATGGTTCGCCTTACCGCCCGACTGAACCGGACCTGTTCGCCCATTATGATACTCTTTCTCAGCCCGCAGGCTAAATCACATATTATCACGGCAGCAGACACTATCAGCCACGGAATCATGTGTTCTATGCTCTCCTGAACGAATGCGGTAGCTATTCCTGCCAATCCTCCGGCTACGCTCTTATCGATGCCATCTCTAACTATTGCACTAATCATTTGTCGGATTAATTTTTAATGTTATATTTGCAAAACCTTGTTAACCGGACGTAAAAGCTAAGCTTGATTCCCTGCCCGCCTGAGAAGGTATGCAGGGAATTTTTTTACACTATAAACATTCTGCCAATCTCCGCCAATACGGTGATGCCATTAACCTTGATTTCCCCATCTTCATTCCTGCCGATTGTAAACTCCTTATCCGAAGGGATAACTTCCGCAATGAGAACCAAATCATCGTCCGTGAGTGTCCTTTCGCTGACTGTATAGTCATTGTCTGCCGAAGCGCATTCTCTTGCCTCTTCAAACTCGCGCATCAATGTTTTTTTCATATCAACATAAGAGAGGTATTCCTCACTCTGCTTAATCGACTCAAGCTCTTGTTTTTCTTCGTTGCTTATGTTTTCTTTCTTCTCCAACTCAGTCACGCGGGGGAAGGCTTGGGCGTCATATCCTTCGGGCTTCAGCTTGGCATAGATACCGCGCATATCCTCGTTAAAGCTCTCTATTGCCCTTTCGTAAGCTACGAGATTCAAGATAATCTTCACTTTCGTTTTATTGGCAAGTGGCGCACCCTCATCCGATTTCAGAGGCACGAGTTGTAAAAAACTCATTTTTCTGATGATTTCGTTGATTTTCATTTTGCACCTCCTTCCTTGGGAATGGAAGACAATATGCTTCTAAGCATACTCTCTATATCTTCGATGGGAGCTTTCATGCCTACTGTCATGGTAAACCCTGTGGGCATGATAGAGGCTGTGCCGACATAAGCATCTCCTTCCAATACGATATATTGGATATCATTGGTCGTGTTGTTTGAGACTTCACTGTTTTCATAAAGCCTTGTAATACTTTCCTTTTTTTTAATCAGTTCCATATCTGTATAATTTAATGATTAGTATATTATGGGTTAGGGTTCAAAGCCAAAGGATAAGCCTTCTTCGTGTACTTTCCGCTGGATAGCGTAACATATACATAGTACTCTTGCAAGAAATTCATCAAATCAAATTGGCCCGATATCACAACCGGATTGTCCAGAGTCAAATCCTTGTCTCCTAAAGATTTTTGCTGCTCACCTGCCTGGAACGGGTCGGTCACGTCACTCGTTATGAATCGCAGACTAATCCAATTGTTGCGAAGTGTCATATTGCCATTGGTAGCCTTTAACTTGAGTTCCCACTTGACAGCCGTATTCAGACCTGTCATTGGATGCGTCACATACTCTGCATTCAGATTGATTACCAAACCACCCGCTTCTTCTTCCGATACATACTTAACCCTGCCGGGGGAACAGTTCATCACCGGCAAGAATAAGTTGACCGAATCAGGGTCATAGATACTATTAATCTTATTCATGCAGAGGAACGGATATACATCATAATATTGACCTAGCGTCAGACCCCTGGCAGGCATTTCCAATGACACACCCGGTTTCACGTTCGCCAGTTTCCTTACGATTCTGTTGGACGAGTCAACCAACATCGCCCCAAACCACCATGTTTCAAGGTTAGTCCCGAAATCTATATCGGACAACGTTATAGAGCCGGGGCCTGATTTGTCCACATCGGTAATGTTGATTCCAACCGAACATGATATGGTTCCGGATTGGGATACTTTGGAATCGCACTGAAATGCGAATATGGGTGCCCATGCATTGTGCTTGTACAACAGAAAATCAGCCAACCTGTACGGACTCCCACTTCCTCCCCAAGGTCTCTCATAGATATATCCGTTCATCTTGTCTTCCGTATACAGCTTGGGGATTTCCTCATAAGACGCTACAGGGGGCGGCTTAATGCCGCAATTCCTCATCGAGCCTTTCCACCACGCCCCTTCACCGTCAGATGGCATGCTCCTGTCAGGAGCAGCAGAAGCAATATGGACAGGCTTACATCTTGACCACATATTAATCTCATGGCTCGTGCACAACCCGCTCACATTCGTTGCAGACGTTCCAAGAACGGCAGCAACGTCACTCCTCAGATTGACAGGAGACGTAATTACGTTATTCGAATTAGCCATATCAGTAGAGTAGTAACAGGGTTATATAAGTCGAGATAAAGGCACACATCTCCATCCAAAACACAGGCTTCTTGAACTTAAGGCATGCCAATACGATTACACCGCCAAGGAAGGTTATAAGAGGGACGTACCAAAAACTCATCAGCACTTGCCATACAAGAGAGGCAAGCGCGCAGATTCCCGCGCTTACATAATGGATATTGCGGTTATAGTCCTCCTTGAACAAGGGAGCCGAGCCGACAAACGCCAATGATGCACTTGCGATGAACGCCAGGAATTGGTATTCTTCCTTGCTGGCTTCGATGAACGATGCAATCAGCAGGGAAGATTCGGCAAGACAGAAGAGCGTGAACAGCCAACCCCTCTTTCCAAGCCGATAGTATGTGTCACTGATACTTGCAGGGATGCCATACATCCCGACTGTATATCCGATATAGGATACAAACAGAATAATCGAAACAATCAATAATGTAACCATAGTTTTTAATTTATAAATTTACGTTTCAAATCATCAATCTCTTTGTACAGCTCAATTATCTGAGCCTGCAATACTGCCGTATATTGGGCATAGTTCACGGACAGGTAATGTTCTTTCGAGCTGCCTTTAGATACCAACTCAGGATACAATTCTATCATGTCCTGTGCGATAAACCCTATGCTTTCCTTTCCATCCTTGATATAACTGACAGGGGTGATGAACCCTCTGTTCCGTAGCGGTTTTATACTTGATTTTAAGCGGGCGTCCGAATAAGCGGTAATCTCACCGCTTGCAAGTATATTACCGTTTGCAGTAAATGAACCTGTTGCCATTGAATACCAAGCACCATCCTGACTACCACCATCCTTTAACTGTAATTCTCCAAGTCTAAGAAGGAACTGTGCCCAAGCTACATTGGGAATATGGAATAGCACTCTTGGAAAGGTCCCGACACTATTACCACCATTAATTTGCATAGTGTAACTACAGTTAATAGTGCCAATCGAATATAAGTCACCACTAATATCGTTAGTCCCATCAAATCTTTGACCCCAAAGACTTCTAGCCGTCTGTAATTTGGTTGCACTACCAGCGTTACCACTGATATCAGCACTACTCGTGATAAATCCCGCGCCATTAGTTAACTGATTAGTGTTATTGGGTATAGCTACACTGACTGCTGCGCTGCCATTAAAAGATTTGGATTGATAACCTGTAAAGGTTAATGTATTCTTCAGAGCGGTCGGGTACGCAGGAAGAGATATCACTCCATTGGATACATTATAAGGAGTCGTGCCCAGCTTTACCTGTTTGGCATATACACTGCCCAAGTCCGGTATGTGGGAAAAATGGATTCTCTTGGACGTGTCAGACTTGGCAAGCTCATCCCACATGGCGTCTATATCCAAACCGCCACCGCCTTTTTTATTCGTCCACTTGTTTTTGATTGAGTCGTAGGTCAATACCTGTCCTTCCGATAGAGGAGTAACCAGGTCTACATCGTCCAGCATGCCCAATGAGGTAGCACCACTTCCACTACCGGTTGTCGAACCAAACGCAGCAAGGTCACCCGTAGCGTAGAAATTAACCATAGACCCATCATCCTTCTCTACATATACGGCATTATTGGTCGCGTCATATTTCAGCAAGGCATTACCGATTTGGACATGCCCGGTTACGGCAAGATTTCCCGATATCGTCCCACCTGTTAAAGGCAGGTACTTCCCTGCGATGACATCATCTTTCAGATCCGACAGTTTGGTCGGATAGGCAGGAAGGGAGATAACGCCCTTATCCGGACCATAAGAAACCTCTCCTAACTTTATCAGGCTTATATATTTATCTCCTAAATCCGGTATGTGGGAAATGTCTATTTTTTTAGATATGTCCGATTTTCCCAGCTCTTCCCACATGGCTTTCGTGTCAATGCCTCCGGCACCCTTCTTGTTGGTCCATCTTCCTTTTTGCGCGTCATAAGTCAACACGTCCCCGTCCGGAATCGGCATCACCAAATCAACATCTTCCAACATGTGCAGCGTAGTGGCACCACCTCCACCGCCGGAAGAGCCGCCTTTCCCAAACACGGATATCTCGCCCACAGAAAAGAAATTAGTTTTCGCGCCAATGCTTGTCAATTTTTCAGGATCATCAGGATCATCATAGTGCAACTCGAATGCAGAGTTCCATACTGACTTATCCAGCTTTCCCGATATGTCAACAGGAGCCGAAAATCCCCCTCCACCCGAAGGCGCAGAAGCTCCACTCCCGCCACGCGGTATTACTCTTGATATGATCTTAATCTCAGCCATTTTCTACCATCGATAATTGAATATTATTCCGCTCATAGTCCCATACACCGCTTAGCAGCATGAATCTCTTACTAACCGCTGATTTGTCATACAACCGGGTAAACGGATGGATAGAACCATCGTTTTTTATTACCTGCGTTAACTTGATTTGGGTTGCCTTATAGCGGTTAATCACCCTTCGGATGAAGGCTTCTTCGGGTCTGACAAGTTTACCCTCAATGGCGGAATACAGGTTATCCGTCAAGAAGTCGCTCCCCAACAGTGCCTTGCTATAGGAAGCCCCGTCCGCATTATAAGAGCTTATGCCGAACTCAACTTCGTCAAGTTCGGACATGAACTTATCGTTGACCACGTTTTCATACAAGCGGTCTCCGTCTTCGCCTTCATCAATGATCCCGTCTTTCTTCTTGTAGTCAAACCGGAAGTCCTTCAAAATAGCACCGTATGCGATAAAACCGACTTCCTGAGCGACCCTCTGCCTGCGACAGTACATCGTGAATTCCAATTCTCCGATAATCGGTACGTCCGATGGAAGAGTGATGATGTGCCCGGACAGTCCGCTATATGGCATATCGGGCGTTTTCGTACTCTTCACATTCGCCCAGTTCTTGATATTGTCCGTTTCGAAAACGATTTCAAACCGGACGAATGAGGATTGCCATCCACTGCCGTTCCAATACTTATCCCCGATCTTAAGAGAGCATGCGTAAGGGATATTGGCAGAGATATTCATATCACCGTCATAGATATAGTTCATGCGGCTGTCGGAGGGGAAACGCATGCTTCCCGATATACCGATGGCACCGTCCTTCCAGACCGCATTAGGACCCCTCATCGTAAAGGCAGGCAGGGTTTCCTTCTGGTATTCGTCAAAAACCATCACGCCATCTACCGTAGCAGACCGCATCTGAATGCTGTCAGCCCAATTATAATCCCCCGGCGGGTCTCCGCCACCGGTGAACAACGCTTCCTTCATCAGGACAGCCCCGAATATGTTATCGTTAATATTAGTACTCAGTATGGTTTCGTGGCGGTTCTGATCGTAGTAATACATCTTCCATTCCTTCGGTTTCAGAAACCTCTTGATGTCATACTTATCCTTATCGCTATAACTCGAACCGCCCGCCCATTCCAGGTAATCGTAATCCTCATTAACCACCAAGTCTTCAAACACATTGTTGACAGCTTTGACCGTAACCTTGTTATAGCCCGGCAAAACGTCAATGGTGTTGTCGCTGCCGGCGAAGCCGATATCCTGCAATGTGGCATCATTCACCGACACCATTGCATAAGATGTCAATGCCTCATTATACTTGCGATACTGACCGGTATAGTCCGCATCGATGATATACAGGCTACCTTCGTAATCATACAGCGTCCACGAAAAGAACTGCATGAGATAGGTCAATACTTCATCCAGCATCAATTCGTCTGAGGTGAAGTTCTCTTCCGCGAATCTGAGTTTATCCAATACGTTCTCGCCCGAAGAGTAAGCAGCGGAGGAAGACGCATACACATAAGGGATATATACGGACTCATAGCCACCATGGGCGGAAGATATAAGGTATCTTAGCAGCTCCATTGCGGTGATGAATCCCGATTCTGTCTGCTGCTCATACTTAATGTTTTCAAGTGTGGCTATGGCACTGACGCAGTCAACGCTTATGTTGTCAATGGTTGGCAGATAGGGTTGTGTAAACTGTTCCGGAGTGATATATCCTGTCCATGCCAACACGCCATTCTTATATAACTTTACCGAAGCATACTGACTATTGACGCTAAACAGATCCAGTAACAAATTCTTGTCAAGAATATTAATAGTAGCGGTTGACGTGCGGACAGGTTGGTAAATAAAACCTTCATCATCCCCCGTCACGACAAAAGTAGATGGCGCACCACGCAACTCTGATACAGTGCCGGAATATCCATCTATATATATTCTTACCTCATAAGAATTGTTGCGAAAATCTTTAAAATGTATTGTGTATCTCTGTCCCATATTACCATTTTACGTTTTCTGACTTCATGTAATTCCGAATAGCTATATACATAGCCTTCCCTTGCACCCTAGCCTCTCCATCTACCTTTACATTTCCACCCGAATTACCGCTGTTAATCATTTGAAATAATCTCCCTTGCTGAGATTGATTCAGTATCATCTCTCCACTGTTAACACGAGCAATCATCTTGTCTCCAAAGAAAGAGGAGCCTCCAATAATGCCACCATCCGCGAATTTGGGAATAGAAGCAAAAGCGGCTAAAATAGATGCTACCGCAGCTACAGCCATGGCAGGTCCCACAAATGGAATGGATGATACAGAAGAAGCTGCGCCTGTAGCTGCGGCTTCGGCGTTCGCGTTAGCCTCTGCCTTTTTCGCAGTAACCATAGATGCAATCATAGGAATTGCACTTGCCATCGAGTTTATAAGATTTGCGAAATATTGTATTACTGCTGCATTGGAATCGTCAACAATAGATCCTATGCTGCTAAATGCATCTCCTATATAACCTAGCGATTCTGCATACTGTTTGTTTTTATCTATCTGACTAGAAAAATCAGGCAACTTATCCTTGTCTACCGCAATATCTATCTCGTCCAAATCAACCTCGATGGGGACAATCTTTATCTTCTCTCCTGATTCTATCTTCTTCCGTAAGGCATTGTGCAAGCCTTTGGCCTCTTCATTCGCCCAGTTCTCTGCGTTGAATGAAGCCATTCGAAAATCTGTAGATTCACTCTTTCCCCTTATAGGCTTTTTATCCCCTGTTTCACCGGTATATACCTTATATCCCTCCAAGCTAGCCACCGCAACAAACCCTTTTATCGCTTTGTTTGCGTTGTTAAATTCGTTAGCGGTCTCATTGTACTCCCTGCTAATCGAATTTAAGGCTGATGATGTTTTTTGGTACTCCGAAGCCATGGCAGCAATATTACTCAACTCTTCATCCTTGTATTTATTGAGCATTGCGTTAACTATGATAGTCTCTTTATATATATTGTCCAATTCAGCCAATTCCTTATCAATCCCCTCAATTCTAGCCTCATCCGATGCGCCTTTTCTTGCTTTTGTAAGATATTCCTTCCTTGCTTGATAGGCGTTATATGAATTCGAATACCGTTCTTTTAATTCGCCTCTCTTGGCGGGGTCGGTAACATCAATTTTTAAAGCCATTTCTACATCTTCAAAACCAACCTTTATCTTACCAGTGCCTATCTCAGACTCTACTGATTTTGTTATAGCACTCATCAAATCGCTCCTTAACGTTTCATTGATTTGTTTTTGCTGCTCTAAGGCTTTCCGCCAATTCCCGAAAGCCTTAGTCCTCTCTTCCAAAGGAGCAAACTTATTTTTCGCAACATACTGTGCTTCTTGTATTTGAGCTTCGTTTTTAGAACTAAAATAGCCATAACTTATCTTAGTGTTCCCTAACTGATCCATTGCCGCATATGCCTCTCTTGCCTTCTGAATTATTTCATCCAACCCACTTAAGAAGCTGCTAAACTCCCCATTCCCTATGGAATAAAAGAACTGATCTACAGATTCTTTAGCCGCTTGCATAGTGCTTGCAGTCATATCACCTAAAACCTGGCTTGATTGCAACGTTTTATTGAAAGCTTCCCCGACTGTCATTGCTACCCCCAAACCTCCGGCAAATTTAGCAACAGTCTCTCCGGCACCTGCCATAAAATCGCTAAAACGGCTTATCTCATTCTTTGATTTTTTCAAATTACCGTCAAATCCTTGTGTATTCAACAACAGTCTAACAATAGCGTCACTCATATTCAATTTTTTTAGCTCTTTGGCGAAGCTCATTAACTTCGTCCATATTTATTTCTATAGGTTCCCGATCTTCATCCCATGGGAAAGGCAACAAGGCATCAGGTGTAAGGTGGTCTCTCGAGTTCACCTGCACAACAGCGTACATCAACATTCTCGTTCGCTCCCACGCTTCTTGTTCTTTCCGGTTCATGCCTCTGATAAAAGCCGCACATTCGTTTAATGTCATACAGTCAAAAAAATATTCGGGCGAAAGCCCTCCCTTACCGACTACCTCTTCATATAGTTTTATGACACTTATCCCTTTTCGGTTTTCTTCGCTTTTTTTTTATCCGAATCATGCCCAGCCATTTTTCTTACCCTTTCATTTTCCGCTTCCAAAACAGAAACAAACTCTTGAAAAATAGAAGGATTATCGTCACATGCCTCAATCACCTCATTAAAACTCAAAGAGAAATCCTTGTTATTGGCAAGCAGCATAGAAAACAACAATATATAGTTATTTATAATCTTATCACCAGAATACGGCTCTCCCTTCAGCTCTTCGTAGATGAATAAAGCGCGTAGAGTATATCTTAAGTTATACTCTACACCTTTGATAGTCACTGTTCTCATCATTCAACTTCCTTTTCGTTAACCTTTTCCTAAACTGATGGAACCACGGGCGATTTTAAAGCATAACCTCCTGCTCCGGTTTTCTTATCAAGTTTTCCCTGCCCTCTAAGACTAACCGTCATGGAGGAATTACTTCCCTTGGCATCCGTACGCTCCAACGTAGTAATCAATGCCTTGCCCGAATAGTATATTTGGCTCTGCTTGGTGGCAGGAGAACTCCATCCTTGTTCCGGGACCCCATCATTGCTCAGATTGGCGGGGATACCCAATACAACATCCACAGGTTCGCCGGCAATAAACTTATCATACATCGTATCAAAACTCTCTACTTCAGGATCTGCACTAACCAATGCTTCTGTCGATGCCTCCCATGACATTTTTGTAACAACACTCTCATCCCACATACCATCATCCTTGCTAGCCGCATCGGATGTTTCGGCTGACAAGGTTAGTTTATGGCTGGTGCTCAACGCTGTAGCCTTACCACCCATGAAAATCATAAAGTCCTTACCATTCAATACTTTTGCTTTTGCCATATTACTATCAATTTATCGTTAAAAATCAATTGTTTTAAAATTCAAAGTCAGTCTTACCACGTATGCCGGTAAGTCTGCATCATAGTTTTTACTCCATGATTCCAAATTACACTCTGTCACTTCGAAGTCATCGTACCTTGCTAACTTGCCTTCCAGTACATAACGTGTCTTATTTGCCACAGTAACCGCCTCATTGTAGTTTTTCGCTACTATGGCAATATTGCAGCTCGCATTGTCTTCACATGTACCATCTTTCGTTGTCTCCGGTCCTGAACCGTAGTCCTCAAACATGATAAATGGATAATTGGAGCCTTCCGGGATAACTATCGGGTAGATCCGATCACCTACACTTTTTACAATTTCCGGATCTGCACTTAACTGTTTAACTATATGTTTACTTATCAATATGCTCATTTTCCTTCGCTTACTTCTGTTATTAATCGCACCACCCTGTCGGAAATCCTTTCAGACGCACGCCTCATCGATTCTTCAGCCACACCAAAGAAGTTCCTAGCCGCTATCGCTCCCCTATAGGCAGTACGATTGTTTTTGCTCCTGGACTTTTTAAAGGCATGTCTGCCTTCTGTTCCATCGTTTATAAATCTCAGGATAAAAGCCCTGTCACGCCCACGATAAGAATTTATCCGGGCAGTATCCTTGCTGACCGACCTATTTCTCTTAATGCCTGACCTGCCACCTCGTGGCGGATTGTATTCCTTAACCGACTTCGCACTTCCCTTGCGGTTAAACAGGCTGATATTAGCACCTGTGGCGTTTTTATAAACCATAGTTTTTACACCTATCTTGGCGTTTCTTGGATCGGACTTCATGGCTCCTTTCGCTGCGGCAATCACGTCCTTTCGGACCGGGGCAATTTCCTGCCTTATAATCTTACGGACATCCTTCTTTTTCAATACATTATCAAAAAGCATACGGTCAAGCATCCTCATTACCTCATCCCCATCAAATTGTAAGGCAACACCGGATTTTCTTGCACCATTTGCATTGTATAAGAGTCGTTTATTTAAACCCATAACCAAAGATTAATACCGGCTTGGATAAGCCGGTATTAATTATTACTAAGCCCCGACAGTCTTATACAATGCGAATGCCTCCTTACGCAGAGTAGTAATACTCCAATCAGAGTTTAAGGTGAAAACGACTACATCCTTCTTGGCTTGAGTATACGGATCAATAATCAATCTTACTTCTCCGTGTTGATTTGTCGGCAAGTAGCCAAAACATCCGGCCGCAACATACTCTACGTCTGCCTTCTCCTTACTAGAGCCATAATTGATATATTCGGTACAGAATACCGGATATCCGCCAATCGCGCCATTTTCAACAACCATTCTGCCACTTCCTGCGTCAATTGGAGTTGCTTCCAATGCAGCTTTCATTGCCTCGCTCATGATAAAGCTAAAACCTACCATTTCCACACCTGTTGCTGCTACAGCTCCCTTCATCGCGATTAACTCCTTGTAAGTCGGCACAGCACCGGCGAACGCACCTGTAGCCTTCGCACCTGCAAAGGGACCGTGAAGATCGCTTGTAAAATTCTGATGGGAGAAAATTACACGATTCAACACCCTCTGCAATCCGGCCCGCAATTGTCCCTGGATCAATGACACTAAATCGGTGTAACTATCAGTGATAGCCTGGTTAGATACCGATATTGACATTCCTAATCTGACACGCTTGGCTGCAATCTTACTCAAATCAATAGTTTGGTCGGTCAGTTCTGATGTTTCCCCTTGGATTTCAGCCTCAACCGATCCCATTACAGGCCATTGGATATTCCCGCTTACTCCTGTCTGCACCGGAATACCCACTTTGTCAAAAATAAGCCCCATCTCCAAGGGAGGAAGGATATCCTTAATGGTTAATGGAATCATGCCACCGGCTTCAATAGAAGCTGTATTCAACCCTGTAAATTCACGCTCTAAAACGAAATCACCGGGTTTCCCCGCGCTCTTCACCGCTTGAAGGCACTCTCTAAGCAGTTGGTTCTTGCTTTTTTCTTCTCTTTTTTCTGACTTCTGCATGTTTGTCAGATCGAAATTCATCTGAATCTCGCGAGAATATTTGTTAAAATCATTCTTCAGAGATTGATACTCAATGTTTTCATCGGGTGACAAGTCACGTTTTTCAGCCTTAGCCTTATCGATCAACTCATTCATGCGGATATTGACGGCCTCTCTCTTCTCCAATAGAGAATTTCTTTCCGACAAAAATTCCTGTACTGTTTTCTTTCCTGATTTCATAATTATAAAATATTACATGTGTTTAAAATAACTTCTCTCTCTATCCGGTCTATTTCCTCAACCTTCCTGCCAATAGTGGATACAGGCGTTCTTTCCCTTAACTTTATCCCGGTTGACTCTATCTCACGAGCGGTCACACTGGTTTGCGTATATGCCGGATCACTTGCTATAGTCATTTCAAAAACCGCATCCAAGCGGTTAACATGACGCAATAAGATACCATCCTTATCCTTGGTGTACCTCACAGAGCTTGATTCATCCGACCAGTAAGTAAATGAGGAGCCAGCAAGATCGCCACGCTTTACCAATTCCAATGCCGTATTACCATCCGGGGTATCAGGAGCTGCAAATTCATACTTTACACCTGTCTCATCAACGCTTAATTTCAAAGAGCCTTCACCCATGTTCGATCGAGCCAACAGCCTCTCCCGATTGTGCCATAAGGTCATCTTGATATCCATACCCTTTAGATCTTCTTCCGTAATGGCACCGGGTTCTATAATTTCCCTATAATCCTCCCAGTAATCCACCAGTAACCGGCTCTCTACCCCAAAAACTATCGCATACCCTTCTATTATCCTTTCATTAGGAGCCTCATCGGAGGCTTCTCTAATATGAGGTTGGAATCTGCCTCCAACCATGCATCTTATTTCCCTTTTTTGCTTGTTTTCCATCTTAATGCCTTTTTTAAATCATCCTATTAGTTCCTCTATAGGAGACCGCCCTATAGGAGACCGCCACATCAGCCCTTTTTATATACTTTTGATACCCTGTTTCAGGTTACTCGATTTATTCATTTTCGTCCAAAACCGAAGCAACAATAGTAATACTGCCATCTCTCCTGGAGCGATTAAGGCTATCTATCGCATAAGTCTTATCATCCCACCTTAAACGGCATCTATCATGGATTATACTATTATTCCTCATTGTTACGGACACAGTTCGCGAAAGCCATGATTCGCCCATAGTTAATACATTCGCGCCCCTTTGAAAATGGACAGCAGCCCAAACGGTAGCCTTCTTTGTGAAATCAACCACCTGTTCTCCCATATCGCCTCTTGTAACGATAGGCACCATTATATCTACTCTTTCCGTCAAACTTCCTGCGGTCAACATATTCTATTCTCTATCTGAAAGTTTCACAAATGGCTTTACCAACACCGACACGGAAAAAGGAACAGGGTTTTGAGATACAGCTGCAACAGGCTCTCTATTCCGGTGAAAATGTGCCGCCAACATTAATATCGCTAATTTTAATCTGACGGGGAAACCACGCCCCTCCCATGCCGAAAGCTCTTCATAAGATCTTCGCGTCATGTCAATGACAACATCTTCCGCTGCAATACCGTATGTTGTAATGATAGCATCCTCATCCCCGAAATCCTCATGCATCTGCAATTTGAGTTCTTCCAATGTCACTACTCTTAACTCATCATTCATCATCATCTTCTTCCTCCTTTTTTTTCACATCGCTCGTCTGTATCGCATTACTACCCTCCTTGCTTAACTTAGCACTGCCTAAAACAGCAAGATTTGTGCTTAAGTAAACTTCGTCACCCTTCTCTACAGGCTCCTTGTCATTCTCTCTTCTTATATCATTAACGGTTGCTTGGCCCGTCCCCAGTCGTGACAGGTTAGCCTTGCCTCTACTGTCAACATCCAAGGCATAGAGGCTGGAAAGATTAAACGAAAATTTATAATCCATATATGTATTTACACTCAGCATTTTAGCCGTAAATTCTCTCTCTATTTCTGTGATTATGGGCTGCAATGCCTCTGTATAAAAACCCACATTCGACATTTCAACACTCTTGTAGTTGGCATTAGTATCATCCATCAGTTTGCTTGGAGGCACATTGAAGGCTCTTGCTATATCACGGAGATTCAGCTTCACCATTTCCAAGAATTGCATATCGGAAGATGACATACTGATTGGAGTCAGGGTGCCATCACCCCTTACAACCAAAATGTCTTCACCCTTGTTGATGTCCTCCTGTAGATCCTGGCCTTGTTTATCAAGCTCTCTATCCTGATATTCACCGAATCCCTTCACGCTGGTATTGTTTTGCAGGATTGCCTTTAGCCGCCCTCCTGTGGCAAACCTCTTCAGGGTTTCATTATTGGCAGTTGTGGCTATACTTAATGTATCCTTGATATAGGATACCGTAGACCTACCCATATAACCTCCATCCATGCACATGTTCTTAAAGTGGAGGATTTCCGATGCCGGGAATGTCCCGCTTATACCGTTAACCAAGTCACTTACCGTGTAGGTATTGGAGTAGACATCATACACAACAGAGCCGGGGGAACATAAAAAAAGAGACTCCACCTCTCCGGTAACAGCCCTCTTAGGGTATATATACGCATTACCCTTAAGCAGCATCATTGCAACGAGATACTTCATCATTGTAAATGAATTCATTCTGTCGTTCGGGCGAACACTCAATAGATAATTTACCCTTGCACCATACCCATTGTCGTAAATTTTAAAATAATTTTTAGCCCTATCACGCCTCTTATATTGCAGCGTAAGGGTAGCTACGGCACCGGATATAAGATTCACAGCCCTATATACGGCTGCAATACGCATTGCCGATTCATCTGTGTTGGCATAAATTATATTACTCTTAAAACTGCCGGTCGATACCGTAGTATTCTTCCCGGATGCCGTTTTTGCTTCTCGTCTGAAAAATCTGAAAAAGTTATCCATCGGTTTATCGAGCCTCTTTTAATGTTATGACCACGGCTCATATACCCACGAATTAGCTGTAATAGGTTACTTTATTGCTCATAGTTATTAAAGAGCCAAAACGTCATTAAAGTAGCAATAGCCCCATCAATCTTCAAATTTTCCTTTCTTTTCAAAGGTTTTTTATTGCCCATTCTGTCTTCATCGAGATAGCAATTCCCAAAACAGTAGGATAATATAGGATTATTCGCCAAAGCGACCTTTGGCGGATTGGATTTTGCCGCCATCTCAAACGTTTCTACGGGCGAGGTAAATGCCCCATACGTCTGAGGGACTGCACGCAAAATCCTACTCGGGTCTGTACCGGTAGACGATATCGCAGCCGATAATGCATTCACCACCTCTTGGCTCTTGTATGCGTCATATCCTATCTGGCAGATACATAGCGACCTGTTACGTTTTAACACATCTTCCACTATCATGGAATCGCTTATAACAGCTCCCGGGCAAATCTTCAGATAGCCGGCATCCCTCCAATATTTGTACAACTCTTTGTTCGGATGGGTTTCCAAGGTTTCTTCCGGAATATAGCAATCAAGCCACACGAAGAATTTACGCAATTCCCTGCTATATATATTATAAGCGACAACGGAGAAGTCATCACTTACAGAAAGGTCCATAGCGACCATAGTTTCCGGACGGCCATCTATTGAGTCAAGATCCAAATTAACGGAAAGGGAACGTGCTAAATTTTGGGAAATCCAAGTTTTTATGCCTCCTGACACGAATATATTTAAAAGCTTCGTCTTAAACTCTATCATCGCCTCTGCATCACGTTGGGCCTTAGCCCATCTTTGGGTATAGTAACTTTCCTGGACTGTAATACCGATATGAGGATTGCACTTCTTCCACACAGCGGGGCACCCCATACTTTCTTCATCCATCTCCCACGCATCGGGCTGGAAGATGCTGGCAAATTGAGAATCGTCATTATACTCACCCAGTAATACCTTCTTCGCATTCTCCAGCTCCAATGCAAATGGACCATCCTCCACGCGGCTTGCGGTTGTAATTATGATCGTCAGAGGTTCACGTCTTGCACCCATAGATGATGTAAGGACCTGTAGCAATTCTGCACCATCCGAATGATCCTTCACATACTTCGCCTGAGCATATTCATCGAATATTACCAATGAGGCATTCAACCCGTCCTTGGTATCACCACCACCCGTCAAGCACTCCACAAACGATTCTCTTTCAAATTTATTCGGTTTCCAATTCAAAGTCTCCCGTGTCGCTTTAAAGTATTTCTTTTTCGGATCCAACTGCCTGATTATCTTCGATATTTCCCCGAAGCAGATCTTCGCCTGCTTATAAGAGTTTGCAGCGGTATAAGCCTGCGCATTCACATCGCCAAACAACATCTCATTAACAGCCAATGATGCCGTGCTTGTAGTTTTCGAGAACTTTCTTGGTACAAAAAGTATCGCTTCGCGAACCAACCGCCGCAGTTCGTATTTTCTCTGGTCAAGCACGCGCTGATATTTACCTTCCAAATCATCCGGCTTCCCTGTTGCATCCCCCACATCTTCCCAATGGTAAAATCCTAATATCGAAGCAAATTGAAAGTACTGAATCGGAGTCAACTTATAACATCTTCGCCCATCCATCCCGGAGAATTTCAGCGACTCATACAATTTCACGAACCGCTTGACTTTAGAAGGACGGAAAACGTAATTATCCATCAACCGAAAGAACTTTAACAAGGCTAATATCTCATATAAATTATGATTTTCAGGGGAATTACACACTTGGGAAACATAAGTATGCAACCTCAGATCTATAGAATCAAGTTGATAACTCTCAATGTCTATACTGAGCAGCTTATCAACGAACCCTTGTTTAAAATCCTTCGCAGTTACGTTCTCATTCATCATTAATCATCTTCCTTATTAAGATGCTCCATTAGTCTTGACAACGGATCATCTTCCTTTATCTTGCCGGCTTCACCGCCCGGTTGAATCTCTTGATTCATCATCAACGATCTTAGATCTTTCCTAACCCTATCGGCATATCTCGCCATCAAAATGAACACCGGGTTTTCCTTCACCCGGTCACAATTTTCCCTACTTTTTTCAATAACAGTTAAAGTAGTTTCTTCCTTAAGAGCCTCATCGCGAATCCTACGAAAAACCAAAAGATCAGAAGCAAGTAGTTCTATCTGATAGCTCATTTCTTTTGAGTATTTATCCCGCTCCTGGAGAATGCCCCTTATATACCTTTTTAAACTATCGATTTCGTTATTCGCTTTTTTTTTAGCCATATAGTTAAATATTTTAAGACTACCTACTTTTGCTGATTCCGACCCGTATTTTTGCAATCCCTATTTTACCCCCACAGAAAAAACGCAGAATCCTAAAAATCTCTCTGGGTAGGAGTAGAGGATTTGAGAAAAGTAGGGGCTTTTAAAAAAACTCCCCCCCCCCTCGGTCATTCAAAATATTTTTTTGCAAATCGTTCTGCGTCCTTCCTTGAGCGTTCTTTAATATATTCTTTCGTATGAGAATGCATCATGGCATGAATGTTTGTATGACACTCATGACACAGCGATTTCAAATTATTATAATCAAACATCAATCGTCTCATGTCCTCCACATTGCTTCCGCTCTCGACAGGAACAACATGATGAACCTCAGACACAGGAGTTATAATCCCCTTTGAAAAACACTCTTCGCAAAATGGGTTATTCCCAATCTTCTTCTTCCTCAAGGTGAGCCAATCTCTTGACCGGATCATCTTATTATAATTATAATCCTTGCTCATCATCAACACTTTTACTTCTTGTTTTTTTAGGGACCACACCATATTCAATCCTTGGCGATATGTGATTCAGCTCATTGCTAATCTCACTTTGTAATTTGTCTTCACCCGTTATCCCGCATTGCTCTATCAAGTCTGATATGATATCCTCATATCTACACTCTCCTATAGTACGGCCAATACCGTCTAATCGGGATGCTATAGAGGGGAAAAGGAGTCTTACCACTGTTTCCAATGATGCACTATTCCTTGAGTTGGTATGTATATCATCCCCGTTTATCTTAATATTCCTTGCCACATATCCTCTTTTACCGATTTCGCTAAATATATATATCGAGCCTACCATCCTTAATGACTTCCTGCCTCTTGGCTTCGTTGATATAACTCTGTTCTTTTTGTTTTCGAAATCTTCAAATACTTTTGACAATTCGTTCACGTATGATATATCTATATCTTCCGACACACCGTAATCAGGATTGACGTATGACAAAAACGCAGTGAGTAGATATTGCATCACCTCATATCTACTTTTAAACTTATACTTTTTGACAATATCATCCAAACATGCAGCCGCTTCAGGAGACACCTTAGATTGGATACTTATATGCTTTAATTTCGATTTATCTTTCATAATCAATTCCTTCCTCTTTTAACGCATAAGAAACAACACAGCAGCTACAGCCCAACCGGACAAAGCCATCATGTAAAATACGAATTTTGTATAAGCAATCCATTCAGCTTTCCGATTGAATTTGTCTATCGCTCTTTCTAATCCTCCAAACCGTTCTTCAATGTTACACATCACATTTTTTTGACAATTTTCCTAAATCTATCCCGAACATTCTCTGGAATGTAAAACCTGTCATCTTTATAGAATAAATATGTAGAGCAATCAATACGACAGTAGTCATTATAGACCTTTCCGATATCTATCTTGATTGTTATTTCTGCCACGCCTTTTTCTTTCCATAGGTTAATGGCGTGTTTTTCAATTTCTTTCTCATTGAGTTTGGCAAGGTTCGCGAGCTTGCTATACTCATATTCGTCCAACTGTACAATCTTTCTCATATTTAATCTCCTTTCCCTTTAATCCGCTCCAATACATCCTTATTGGTTCAATAGCTCACTAATGTTATCTATGACTTCCCCATCTGTCAACGTATCATCCAGGATGATAGATTTAATCTGATTTGAAAGCCATGATGTGCCATTTTCAAAACCAAGAGCAATCATTTCCTTAATATCGGAAACGCCATTAGGAACTCCGTTTGTCCCGAATGAATCAATTACTGATTCTGCATATTGTTTTGCTGCTTCTTCTAACTTCTGTTTCATATCTATCTTGGATTTGAATTATTTGAATAAATTTTTCATAGACTTATTAACGGCATCCAATTTATCGTCCATTGATGGATGAACGTATAGATTCATCGTCGTAGACACATCTGAATGACCAAGAATGCGACTAGTTGTCTTCATGTCAGCCTTGGACGCAATCATGCGAGTAGCAAATGAATGACGGAGACCGTGGAACTTGATACACCTATCTAAACCAACTTCGCTTAAAACAAGATGTCTATAATAATTTCGATAAGTTCTCGGCTCACAAAACTTCTCGTCTCCTGTTATAACGTAAAAACCATCATTATAGCAGGCCTTGAATTTTTTCAAAATGCCAAGTAAATCACGCCCTATAGGTATGTCACGCTGACTTTCTATAGTTTTAGGAGTCGATTCTATGACCTTACTTTTTTTTGTATCAATATCCAAGATTCGTTCAATTGTATGAGTTACATGGATACATTTGTTCCCAATGTCTATATTTTCCCAACGAAGACCACAGATCTCACCAATTCTCATGCCTGTACACAAGCCAATTAGAATGCCCAAACGCTTAGGTTTCGGATAATCCACTATGTACGAGATTATTTTTTTTTGTTCAAACTCTGTATATACTTCAAGATCTTTAGTTGCTTCCATATTGACAGTAGGAAACTGAACACGATACTTAATGTATTTTACACCATATCTCTCCATTGCATAATACAATAGCATCTTAAAAGATATGAATATGTCTTTAGCAGATTTCACGGATAACCCTTCTTCAATCAAAGACAGCATAAATCTCTGCATTTCGTCATTAGTAACATATTCCGGCTCTTTATCTCCATATATCGGAAGTATTCTTTTAGTGAACTGATAGACATAAGTGGAGCATGTACTTTCCTTTACCAACTTGCGCTTAACAGGAAGCCATTTATTGTATATCTCTTGAATCGTCATTATATATTGCTTGTTTTATGATAAGTTTATGTTCAGGATCCTTTATAATATCACTAAACCCTAAAGTATCATCCTTACGGTTTAGAAGAATATACTTCATTTTTATGGATCTTTCCAAAACGTCTCCATGATAAACATACCCCATAATCCCGCGAATTGATAAATTAAGGAGCAAAATAGGTATTGATCGCGCAGACAACTCCCAACATGTCACCATATTCTGCGATGGAAAGTGCTCCCAAGGAATCTTATTGCGGCACCGCTGCCACCAGTCAGCGATTATCATAGAACCATTCCCGGCTGTAGGCTCATGTATCGAACCAGCTTGGTTGGTTAATTTAGAACAAAGGATTCCAAGGGAGTTTGGTGTGAAATCCTGTTTCTTCTGCTTCCGCTCTGACAGTTCATTTTCATACAAATCCTGAAACCAATCATAAGACATATCGTAATCATTCATACGGATCAATTCGTTATAGATTTCATTGCGTGCTTCTACAGGACCATCAAGAATACGCATTACTGCATCAGGAAGATCTCTTAAGTCTTCTATATGAAATAATTTAAATAATTCTTCTTTTGTCATATCAATAATCAATTTCTGTTAACCATGCATTATCGTTCTCAAAGTACACTTTATAGCCTCTCACCGTTTTATGACCTTTCTTTTTTAAGCAAACATCACTTATGTGAGATGGAGTAATACATAATTTTGCGCCAGCTTCATTGACAGAAGCATATACACCTATCAACTTCCTGTCTTTAATAACGACAACAGACTTCTTATTCATGCCTGCACCAGTTTTATGATGCGCCCCACGACCTTTTACCAAACCTTGTAAACTTCTACGCTTCGTCCACTTTGAGTGATAGACCATTCTTTTCCCTTTATTGTGCGGAGTACAACCTTTTAAAAACTGACCATTAACAAGATTCCTCTCAGGTCGTTCAGGTGGTATATATAATTCACTCATATCTTATCTGATTTACACTAATTCAATTATAACCTTTTTAAAATTAACATATAAAGGCATTTCTGACATGCCCCCATTGCAATCCAACTGTCTTAAAGAGGGAACAACCTCTCCGTTATCATCAACCTCATAATCTGCAATATAGGCTAACTTCTTCGCTTCGGGGACCAATATCCTTTCATGGGACGGGACCGTTATACAGACCTTGCTTCCAATAGGGAACCCTTGGTTGGATTCAATGTATTCCTTTTCCAACTGCTCCTTTTCGCAATTCAATCCTTTTAACTTTAAATCGATGGCATCTCTTTTGCTCAGAAATTCTTCCTTATTCATGTTTTTGTCATTCTAATTGATTCTAACATACTTACCTGCTATATTACAAGTCCTTAATATCTCCGCATTATCCTCGCCAAAAGCGATTAAGATGGAACCACAACCGGGTGAATCTCCACGAGTCCCGTCCGGGCGAAAGAAACGAATCCTATTGCGCAAAAACTTCATCGCCGTTGCTTTTTCAAAAATGATGTCTTGAAACATCTTTGAATCGCAACGATTGAAAAGCAATGCGATACCGTTTCCATGCTCTGCCATCCTGCTGATGAATTTTTCAATCAGAGGTCGGGAATAAGGTGGGTTTAGCCATACACGGCCTTTCCATTCCTGTTTTAACCCATCGACGTTTTTATTATACATCACCTTAGCTGTTTGCCATAGTGGGTTGACCGGGGCACACGGGTCTAAATCAAATTCACCCAACGCATCTATAATCTCCTTCGGCGTATACCATTCATCGGTAGCGCATGCTGACCGTTCAAATTGTGTATTCATACCTGATCTGTTTTGAGGGTCATTCACTATCGTATTCTGACATGATTTCCAAAATATCGCTTTGTATATTTTCATCAGTTAACATGTGCTCAACTAATTCTTTTTGCTGCGAGGGTGTGGCTATAATACACTTCACTATTTTATTGCTATCGGTAGCCATTATTATAATTCCACCTTCGCGAGTCTTAGGTAGGCGTACTGCTATTTCTTTAGCAAATGCCTCTACGTCTTGAATAAATTGACATTCCATATTAGTTCCTTTCTTTCTCGGTTTTAATTAATTACTTCCACTAAGCCTCCTTAAGCTCTCCATTGACTAGCATATACCATGTGTCAGCCTTAACCTTTTTCCCGTCAACTTCAAACGCCTTAACCTCTTTAATCGGGTAGGTATCACCGTTCCATTCTCCACGCTCTGCGAGGACTATCCAGCAACCTATAGCTCCCTTAGCCTTACACTCGTATCCGGCAGCAAGAGCAATGCTATCCTTGCCTGTGGCTGATGCTGCACCTTGGTCGCCGGTGGCTG